AATTGTGTGCCTATTTGGTCTAATTATCTGCGGACACCGGACCTGGATATTGTGATGCTGTATTCCAAGAAACTTGCCGACATTGACCGGACTATTGAGATTTGCGCGCGAAACATGCGGCAAACGAAGGTGATCCGCACCACTGAGGATCAGCGTCAATCATGGGTGAACATTGTCAGGCAAATGATGGAGGGTCAGGAGGTTGTTTTCGGTACACGGCAATTGAACATGGAAGATATTGACGTGATGGACCTTGCCCCGCACCCCGAAATGCTCCCTAACCTGCAAATCGCCAAAGTGAAAATGTGGAACGAATGCATGACCTTGTTAGGCATCAACAATGCCAATCAGGAAAAGCGGGAAAGACTCGTTGCTGATGAAGTATCAGCGAACGATCAGCAAATAGCGGCAACGCGTGCCATCAATATGAATGCACGACTCCAGGCATGCGAACAAATCAACCGCATGTACAAACTGTTGAATGTCTCGGTACGGTTCAACCTGGACACACCGGAAACACCCCAGTTGGCAATTCCCTACTTAGAGGGAGTGTGAAATGGCAACATTTACTATAACCCTGAAAGACGCGTTGGCGATTGATCCCGAATTGCTGGATGCCGAATACCCGATATGGAAAGAGGAATACCGGGAAACCCTGGATCAGACAATCAAGGATTGGTTTTGGAACCGGGAAATAGGACAGGAAACAATAGAACTGTTCAAACTCGCCTACAGGCGCAAAATGAACCTCATTATGCCTTTGTACAATCAGCATTATGTTTTGTCGGATATTGACCTGAATCCACTGGAAACCATCAATATCAGGAACCTTTCAACAAGTGAAGGTGAGACAAGTGGTACCGGGAATTCCACCAACGAGTCAAACAGTGGTGCGAAATCCAGGGTGGTTGCATCGGATTTCCCGCAAACGCGGTTGGCGGGGGACGGCGATTATGCTTCCAGTGCTCAAGATTCGGTATCCGATGCACTCGCGGCTAGCACAACGACGGAAACGAATTCCGGCACGCAAAACGGCACAGTAGACTCCACAACGAGCGGTTTCCAGGGTCATTCGGCGGTGTTGATAGCTCAATATCGTCAAACGCTGGTGAACATCGATATGATGATCCTTGAGGAACTGGAATCGCTGTTTATGCTGATATGGTCAAACGGGGACGAATTCACTGAAAGGCAAGGCTACGGTTATGGCTATTACGGATTTCCCTTTTAGGATTGGCCCGATAAACAACATCACCCCGTTTACCTACCGTGACGGGGTAACATACCTGGAAATCCTGTATAAGCTGCGGGATTACATCAATGATACTTTGCGCCCCGAATTCGATGCCGAAATGGAACGCATTATTGAGGAATTCACTGCTGGTATTGAAAACGCCGAAAACACCATCATCGAATACAAAACCAACATTGATGCTGCCATTGCAGCGTTCGAGGCAGGCGTCAACGCTGACATAGCCGCGCACGAAACCGCCGTAGATACCCGTATGGACGCCGCCGAAACGGATATCAACACAGCCAAAACCGGCTGGCAAACCCTGTTCAATCAATTCATGGCCGATGTTGAAGCGGAACTAGCCGCGTTGAGTGATGCCGCAATGGGTGGTTTGATTGGGAACCCTGCCAGTGAAACCGCTATTGCTCTAGCCAAGGTTTCCCACAAGGTTATCAATGTCAAAAAATATGGTGCCAAGGGTGACGGTGTTACCGACGATAGAGCGGCTTTCCAGTCTGCCATTGATGAAGCATTGTCATTCCCTAATGGTGCAACCATTGTTGTTGACAACGGCAATTACCTGATCGGTTCCCCAGGAATCGTGATCCCCACGCATGCCAAGAACATCATTATGCGCGGTTCAGGTATGGGTGCAACCGGACGTTACGGCACCGTATTAACCCGTACCGGAGCATTCCCTGTCATTACGGCAAGGGGAGACGAAACCGCCCCGACCACAACGGCGAAAGTTACAGCCGCAATCAATCTGTATGATCTCACCCTACATGGAAACAATTTCGCAACTCCTGTTGTGTGGTTTTCGATTGCTGCGGGTTACGTTTGGGAGCGCGTGCGTATTGCCTATTCGGCGGCAGAGGCATTTCTTGGCACGCAATTATGGAATGTGCGACACCATGAATGCTTATTTGAAACATCCGGTGTACTGGCAAGCGATATCCCCGCTGTACGCTTGAACGGTACAACTCATGAAGGTACGAATACTGTTCACCTAATTGGCTGCCACTTTGAGGGTAATTTAGGTGATGATCTGTTATTGGACGGAAATATCAACACCTATCCGACCGTTGGTGTTATGGTCACGGCATGCAAGTTTGAACGCGCACTAGGCGCGGCTATCCGATTCCGTAAAGCACAATCCAATACCATCAACAACTGCTATCTGTACTCAAATACAAGCGGAGCCGTTGCCGTTTTTGAAACCGGGGCAATCCGCAACTCAGTTGACGGAAACGTTGTTGGCGGTGGCGCGGCAACGACATACCTCTTTGACTTGCTGGGTGGAACACACAATATTGTTGCCAACAACACCATTTACAGTGTGGGAACCGCTGCGATTCATATAGGGGCTAACTACGCTTCAACACCCGCAAGCTACGGCATGTTTGTTGTCATAGCCGGTAACGCGTGGGAACAAGGTGCAGGAACATTCCTCGTTGACGATAGGACAGTCAAAAAAGGATTCATCCAACACCCCGATGGGGCAACATTCGGGTCCGGTGGCGGTAATGCGTCCCTAGCCGTTGACGGTGCCACCGGTGGCCTCAACCAATTGGTTATCCGCTCCGCAGGGGTTGACCGGTGGCGGTTGAGGAAACTTGCCGACTCTGCCAGCGGAAACCTTACATTCATAGGCATCAAGGATGACGCATCAACAGTTACGGTTGCAGAATTTGAACGCGCCACCGGTAACGGAAAGTTCATCAACACTCTTGAAGCTGCCGCCCATTTCAAGCACAGTGCCCCAACGGGGACGGTGGGTTTCTACGGCACAACACCTATTGGCAAACCCCAGGTAACAGGCTCCAGGACGGGTGAATCGGCGGCCAATGCTTCATTGCGCGCGGCACTGGTAGCGCTAGGTTTGATAACAGACAACACTACCGCGTAGCGGGCGCGTGTCCGACGCTACTATTTTCATTTCGTAAGCCGTGACGTAATTACCTCAAGGGGGTTCCCTTGTACGACGATGAAGCTAAGGCACTTGGTGTCAAGATTCTTGGTGTTGTTGAGTCGAACCAGAACTATCAGGCGATCAATTACAATGACCCGATTACGGTTGGTGTGGTGCAGTGGTTCGGGACGCGGGCGGCGTCCATTCTTGTGCGTATGCGGGACGAAAACCCTGGCGCGTGGTATCAGGTTGCACCGTCCCTTGCCGGTCAGTTGTACGAAATCCCCTCCAACAACGCGTACTGGAATTCCCGGTATCTGACCTTTGCTGAGGGTGAATCCCTCAAACCCGTACTCTCAGCTAATCAGGCGATCCAAAACGATCAGCTAATCGATGATATGGAAGTGTACAAAGCCGTAGCGATCAGTTACGGTTTTGACCCTGACAGTAACACCGAAACGGTACTGTATTTTTTCAGTATGCATCATCAGGCACCGGCCTATGCCCTCGAAGTGGTGCAAACCCTGCAAACCACGGCAACGCTCGCACAAATCCACGCCGCATGCCTAGCGCACCCCGTACTAGGACAATACGGGGTGAGGTACCAGACAACCCATGACCTGATCGTGGAGGGTGACCTGTCAGGGGTGGAACCCCCACCCCCCGAACCTGACGACGGGATCACTGAGGTACCGCACGCGGGGCAGATTACCTATGTGCATTCCACGTCCAACCGGATGTTCATCCAGTGGAAGGATGGGCACCGGCTCGAATGCATCCCCAACGGCAGGGATTACTGGATACCCATATCCGATGCCACCGTAACCGACCCTCCACCGCCCCCGGTTGACCCGCCCCCGCCCACAACAGGGGCGTGGACGCACCCCCTGCCGGGGGCAACGCTCACATCCCCCTTTGGGCCACGCGCCTTTGACGGCTTGGCTAGTTTTCATTACGGGATTGACCTTGCCAACCCTGCCGGATCGCCGGGGGATGTAGTCGCACCTACGGCAATGGTTATCACCGTGGCGAAACCCAACGGGACGGGGGTTTGGTCAGCGGGGGAATACGTCAAAGGACGCACCCTGGACAACGCCTATACGTTCAATTTCTACCATCTACAGGCAGGTTCCTTGAACGTGTCCGTGGGCCAACAGGTTCCCGTAGGTCACAAGCTAGGGGTTGAGGGTGCAACAGGCAACGTGTCCGGTCAGCATTTGCATTTTGAGGCTTACGCCGGAACCCCCGCCGATCCGTGGCCGCCCCCTTACGGCAACCCCATCGATCCCCTCCCGATCCTACGCAATAACGGTGTAGCAATCTGAGTCGAGTACCTCGACAGGTAATTACGTCATTAGTCCTATAATGAAAGTAGTTGCGTCGGACCCTTACCTAATGGAGACACCATCATGACCGCCACAGTTGTTGATATCGATTCGGTAGGTCTTAGATACTACAATTACGACACCCTTTTTAGCTATAACGGTGTTTATAACTTTCTTGTGGGTGCTCGTGGTTTGGGTAAGACGTATGGTGCGAAAAAGCAGGTTATCAAGAATTTCCTGCGTAGGGGTGAGCAGTTTATTTATTTGCGCCGTTACAAGGATGAACTTAAAACCTCAAAGGCGAGTTTCTTTGCCGATATTGAGCATGAATTCCCGAACTATGATTTCAGGGTGAACGCGTTTCAAGCGGAAATGGCGACATCGGAGACGCGGGGTAAGAAACAACGTGACTGGGTGCCGATGGGGTGGTTTGTTCCCCTGTCCACGGCGCAAAGCCTCAAATCTGTTGCTTTCCCCAAAGTCACCATGATTATTTTCGACGAATTCATCATCGAAAAAGGAACCATCCATTACCTGCCAAATGAGGCAACCGCGTTTACCAACTTTTTCTCCACCGTTGACCGGTCCAAAGACAAAACCCGCGTCCTGTTCCTGGCAAACAGTGTCAGCATCATGAATCCGTATTTCCTGGAATACGATATCAAACCGGATCAGGTGG